ATGAGTACAATTAATTCCATTATTGCTTATAGAATAAAGCAAAAAAGAAAAGAATTAGGGATGACAGGGAGGGAAATAGCCCATTCATTGGAAATAAGTCAACAGCACTATTCACGTATAGAGAATGGACATACCAAAATAACAGTAGAACATTTATTCTCTATCGCGTTTATTTTAGGTGTCAAACCTAAAGAACTATTGCCTAATTATAAATTTTCAAATGAAAAAGAAATGATTAAAGCAAAACAATCATTATCAGCAGAAAGCATTATGCCAATAAAGAAAAGCGACATGTATCCCACATAAATATAGACAGGTATTTATTTTATTAAAAATAATGTGAACCATTAAGGATATAAAAGGGAATACGTTGCTCTACATGATGTTGCCGATGAACATCACGTATCCATTCGCTCACAAAAATCTGTTTTCCCCCGAAAACGTATCCCCGTATTGCACTTGGCCCAATCAATAGGGTCATCCTGATAAGACGCATTCACAAACTGACTGGTTGCACAGACTAAAGGCAAGCTATATGGAGTCTCTACACTCCCCTCCCGTAATAACAATGCCATTGATTTTCCTCGGGTAAAAGGCAAATAGTCCGTATTAAAGACCCGTGCTCCATCTTCACTGTACAGTGATAACCCCCCAACGTTTCTTCGGGGTCAAAACCATTCCTGAAACGAATACACACACATAAATGTCTGTTTGGGCTGAGCTGTATAATTGCTTTTTATGCGCTAAATAGCTCACTTCCGCTTGAGAGTTGGTGGTATGATAAAACACAACACACTTATCTAAATGCGATAATATTGTCGGCAAAGACCAATAGCGCCCGCCTTTAAGGTGGATTTTTTGTCGAAACACACAATAAGCCATTTGTGTATTACGTGTAATCGCACTTCGAAATCCCTGAAAGGTCCATACCACTTTTATCTAACTTTTTACTAATATCCCCCAGCACTTTTTTAACACCATCGAGCGTAACTCGTTGCTCGTTTAAGAACTACGTAATATCTGATGCAATAGCGGTCATACGATTATTAGCGTCGCTGTATGAGTTCGGCTCAGTGAGATTAATGCTGTAACTAGTGTTTTTTACGGTAAATGTAGCCGGTTGTGAAATGACTAATTCTGTATCGCTATTAACCCTGTCCACCATATAAATAAAATTAGCATTACCATTTTTAATTAAAATAATGGTACCTGTGCCAGAGACAATAGCAGACCCTGACACTGTGCTAACAGTGCCTGTTGTGTATATCATGATTTATTTCCTAAAATTTAGATACAAAAAAACCACATTAGTGCGGTATTTAATCTTCTAACATTGAAACGTCTATCATAAGCCCTTGTTCCATTAATCCAGAACCTTCTCGACTCGGAGGCATACTTATCCAGCCATCCTCTTCTCCTAAGAACTCGTATCGATACTCAAATGTTAACCCTCCCACATCATCAACCAAGACATAACGCTCGCTATATCTTTTGAATGTCCAAACTTCATCCCACGTGTCAGGGTCTATGTAGCTTCGTATGTTTGTATTATGAAAATACCCCATAGAGCGAGTCTTAATCATGCCATACCGATGACCACTTTTGCCTGCGATTCTTAATGAGCCTTTGCCAGCGCTCCCCGTATTGACATCATAATATTTCTCAAAGCAGACCAACTTAGCAAGAGATGAAAATTTCATTTTCCCTTGCTCATCATAAACTTCAAGACCAACTCCGTGTTGAGGTATGCTTACCTTGGAAATCGGAGCAACCATCCATTGGCTATTTAACGCATAGATTCTCGGATAGCTATCATGAGGGCCTGATGATGACGTTAGTTCATCAGGAGTTGCTTTTCTCAAAACACATATTGTTTCGAGTTTATCGGTTAATTGTATCAGCCTATTATTTGTGTAAATTTCTACACCAACCATTTCACACCACCCATACGACAACATGACTTGAGAATGAGTCATTCGCTTGTGTCTGCCCACCACCAGAGCCATTGTTCTCCCAGCGATAGATATTGTAATCAACGCGGTAATTTAACGTGTTCCCAGATATGGAGTACTCTGTTCTCTCATTAGGCTTATCTACATGAAATTCACCACTCCATCGAGAGCGATACCGTAGCCAGAAATGGCAAACAACCTCACCTCCTAAGGAAATCTCAGGAATAGTAAGAGATCCATATTGGGACAAAGGAAGGTCAAATTGCCCCAAGTGGCGCGGTATAATAGTGTCTTCTCCAATAATGAGTCGCCCTTTCTCATCATATATTTCTAAACCCATGCCCATTACCATATCCCCATTCTGATACGCATTGTGCCTTTTTTATCAAACAAACGTTTTAATATGTTTGTTTCAATCCAGTACCCCTGAGCGTTATTCCCATATTTAATTTCTTCACCAGTGCGCATATTAAGTTGATAGCCCACCTTGTTTGCATGGCTGAAATTGGTTGATTGCAATACATTAGCTATTTTTGCACTGGTAATAGTTGCATCACCAATAAAAGCTTCATTAACAACCACCTGTCCATTCTTCACGATAAACGGTGTCACCACTTTGCCATTTAATGACGATATCACTGCAAAGTTTTGGGCATTGACCAGAAATTGGCTATTTCCTTGTGCATTAAACCCTAAGCCAATGCCCGTAATGACTTTATTCCCTTTGCTATCTTGCTGAACTTTCATTGTCCATGATGCGGAAATTTTGCCATTTATGTCGGTGACCACTTTCGACGTTTGTTCGATTTTGGCTGAACTTGTACCCACTTGGCTTTCAAGGCGAGTGACTTGCTGGGCGGTAGAGGTCACTTTACCTGAGACCTCAGTCACCTTAGTTTCAAGTTGGTTTACCGCATTCGCCGTTGCATTGGCTTTCTGTTCGCTGGACTTAGGTACTTCATTCGCCACAAATCCTTTTGGTGCCACCGATTGTTTGTTATTGGTATAAGTGCGGGTGATAATTTGATGGTTAACACTTTTATGCTTAGTGAGCTGATATTTAGCACCTCCTCGCAAATAGATATATTCCACAGAACCATTCGTTAATTGAGCTGGCCCCATCACAGGGGATTGATTTGTCCATCGCCAATCAAAATTATCAATGATGCGGTTTTCAGACTGGGTTCCCCATCCAGAACCACTCACTTGCCATTCCACAATCATGGCAAAACCTTTGGTATTGTGAGTCGCATAGCTCGGTTTATTGTCTCTATATTGCCCTAATGTCCTAAAAACCTTAAAGGCATAACGTCGAGAAGTTACTAATGGCAAAATAATCGGATAATAGGTGTTTTCATTGAGTTTAGATAAATCTAAATCCACCACCACAGACTCCGTTAAATCGGCTTTCACTGTATCTAATTTGCTGGATAACGTTTGTACCTGAGAGGTTGCGGACATCACTTTGCCATCGAGATTAGTTACTCGCGTATTTAACGCATTCACCACACTGCTATCAGCTTTCCCCTTAAGATTTGAATTGAGCGTTGAAATCTCTTGCGTTTGTGCTTGCTGTTTCGAGGTGAGGGTTTCTAATGATTTATTAATCGCTGAAACATTCCCATTCATCCGTGTTTCCAGTGATTGTCGGGCTTTCGCTTCTGCTTGGTCGCCTGTAACACGTGCTTGTTTCTCTGCGGAAATGAGTCCTGCGGTGACTTTCGATAAATCATTACCGGTATAATCACCACGAAGTTGAGTGGCTAAGAATTGGCGTTGTTGTGCTTCGGTTTTATCAGTCTCAATACGTGCTTGTTGCTCTTGTTTAATTGCGGCTGCCTGTGCTTCTGTTGCCGTTGAAACTTGATTTATCCGCTCAGCCAGTAATTTTCCTGCCTCCTCCCATTTTTTTTCACTTTCTTCAATCGTTGCTCCATGCCTCATCAACTCAGATAAAATCTTGTCATGATTTATCCTCATCAACTCATGTAATTCAGTAATATCGATTTGGTTAGCTTTACTGTTAATTTCACCCAATAAGTCTTGTGCGAGTTGGTCTCGGCTGATTTGCCCCGCTAATTCTTCAAGAATAGCGTCTATGTTACCGTCAACTTGTCCTTTAGCTTCTACAAAATGAGACTTCCCATATTCATTTACGCTTCTTACATAAAACCAGTAATCACGCCCCGGCTTTAATTGCCCTTTTGCCCAGAACTTAGCGCGACTTAAGAAATCAGCTTTTGACTCTATCTCATTGATATTATTTATTTTTATTTCACCAGAAAACCAGAACTCAAACTCGGTATTTAGAGTGTGTGGCGCAGCGATATGAGGGATTAATTTTATTTCAAAAAAACCAGACTCAACAATTATTGAGCTAGGTGCACTTGGCGTACCAATAACCATCTGGACTTTTGATTCATTACCAAGCATTCCATTAGCGTCTTGACCTCTCACCCCAACAAGATAGTCACCGGCTTCAAGCCCATTAAAGTAGTACTCTAAATCTGTGGTATTACCAGTAGATACAACCTTGCTGTTTTTATAAAGAGTGACATTAAATGAAATATTTCTATTAATGGCTGTTGTTACCCACATAGCCCTAGCTTGAACTTGAGGGCTATCATCAACGTAAGCAATAGAAAGACGCTCTATATTAGGAATGCGAATAACATTCTGCGTTGGCGGGTTCCCAGTAAAATCAACTCCATTATCAACAATGCTTTCCTTTTGAGGTTCATGCTGAATACAGTTGTATAAGTAATTTCCATCATTATTTTCTGAAATGGTAATAACTCGAAACAATCTTGTTATTAGCATGCTTTTGGTAATAGAAAATACACCATATTGTTTCAGTCCACGAGGAACCTCACGCAAAGTGACAATATCACCATCGATAGATTGAATTTCTATTTTCTCGAACCTGCCTGATGTCCCTAAAAATGAGAAAGTACCTTTATCGTCATATTTCCAATCTATAGGCGCATCAATAGTAATAGCGCTACCATTAACTGATAGAACCCGACCACCTACCTTCACTCCTGCAAAGCTATCGTCTGCTACCTCAATAATATCGCCAGAGATGCAGTTAATCCCCTCTCTTCCTGTTGAGAATGTAACGCTATCTTTCTCCAGCTTTTCTGTCTGTAATATCCACTTACCCACTCTGTGAGCCTGTCCGCGACTAGTGCAACCAAAAGCAGTAACTTTCTTAACATTTACACCGCCGAATCGCTGAATGAGATCATCATCTTGGATAAATTCTCTTTCTTCACTCCATCCATTACTCGGGTTTATCCATGACACCTCGATAGCATTATGACGAGCTGATTTCGCTGTTGATGTATATTTAAATTTTCCATCAATAACATTTGAGTTTGTGTACGTCCATACTGGATCTGATGGTCTATCTTGAAAGCACGTTAATTGCTGTCCGTCCCATAAAGGCATACCGCGAAATACGGACGCTAAGTCATCAAGCACTTCTTTGGCTTTTCGTTGAGAGGTAATGTAGGCATTAAAAGTAAAGCGAGGCTCTTTGTTGCCAAACCCATCATCAACCAATTCATCACAGTAACGAGCAATGGCATATAGCGCGAATTTATCAACGCCAAACGAGCCGTTCATCTCTCCTATACCGTATCGTTCATTAGTGACTAAATCGTAAAAAACCCATGCAGGGTTATTAGTCCATGCGGGCTTGAAGCGACCAGTCCAGATGCCAGTGTAAGTACGAGACTCCGGATCATAGTTATCAGGAACTTGGATAATCATCCCTTTAATATGATAGGTGCGATTGGGTGTATCACCGTATTGGGATTTATCGATTTTCATCCCGACGACGGCAGAATTAGGGTAAGAGAATTTAGCGTCAGTTATTTCTGTGTAGCTTGCCCATACCGTTCCGTTTTTCAGTAGATCACTTTTACTATCATCTGTTAATCGTGAAACTCTAATTTGGAAAGGTTTCTTTTTAGGCGCATCAATGATATATGATTCTAAATATTGGCCACTGATTTTTCCGGTTATTTTTGCTGTTTCTGCATGTGTCCAACCAGAACCATCATTAACTTCAATAAGCATTTCTACCGTAGCATCGTGCTGATTTCCCTTGTCATCTTGACTAACAAGAGCAGAAACCCCCAAAGTGAATCTAACGCGGTCAGTTTCCTGATCTGAAATAGTGCGTAAGATTGGTGTGCTTTTTTTTACCTCTACATTGACAGGAATTTCTTTTTCTACAAAAGGAAAGTCCTCTAATGGTTCTTGCGTTTGCGTTCCTGCTCGCCACTGAACTTCAACACCATGAATATTTGGATTGCCATCTGCATCTACAACAGGAGTTCCATTCAATAGAAAACCTGACATACCACCCACAGGCCCTTCTATTGGCCCTTCTGAAACTAAATCGATGACATTAAGAAATTGTTTGTTTTTTAAGTTGTCATCGAGCAACCTTGGAGTGATTCCTCCACCGCCACCTTTGCCCATTAAACAGTCTCCAAACCTTGTGATATTACATTTGAACCCACAACCATCTCGCCATAACAGATAGGAACCGGATAACCTTGCCCCACTCTATTTGCTAACGAACTGAAATACTGGTTACTTTCTGAGTTTCGCCCCTCTATGCTTGGCGCTGGCGGTGTTTTAGTTAACATGGTTGCCAATCCCGCGGCGGCCACACCTACACCAGCGGCAAATAATGCGGTCGATGTCATCGTTGCCAAAAATCCGCCCGGTATTAAAAACGATGCGCCAATTAAAGCAGCTCCACCAATAATGCCTAGCCACCCGCCAGATTTAGCACCACCAACTATGGGGACGATCGTAATAACATCACCTTCATTTAATGGCGTACTTAATCCCGTGGAAATACTATCCTCGGTCATATCATTACCTGCGATACGAACGCGAAACTGACCTTGGTTAATCTCTTTTTTCAACCCATCAATTTGATAGCAAAGACAGCGTAAGGCCTCACCTGCATTACTTACCTCAAGCTCGAACCTGCGTCCAAATCTGCGTAAATAGCCTGCAAACTGTAATTTGACCATTGTTTATGCCTCCAAATGCTGTGAGTATATTTAAACCAGTAACCACCGTAAGTATCTCGCTTACTCAATCTGTCTGGCCTGTGATGCAATATCTCTTGATTACCTAAGTACAACGCAGCGTGACAAGGTTTTGATGTTCCTAAGCAAATCAATATCATATCGCCTTCTTGAGCCTCTTCTACTTGATAAAATCCCTGCTTGTCCGTGTTATCAAGATAGAGATTTTGTTCTGTGTACCACCATTCATCGGGACGAATAAAATCATCTAGCTGAATGCCTGACAGATGATAGGCATCACGTATAATGGAATAACAATCCTGCTCACCATGTTTAAACTCTCTACCTAATAGTGGCGCTATTGGCCTGAACTTATGGATCACTCCATCACATACCAACCACCAAGGCAGATTTGTTTTCCTTTGTATTGTTCTATCACCAGAACTCAGGAAAGGCTTTCCGTCAGGGTGACTATGAACAATAGCTTTGACGTCTGAGTAACACTCTGCCGTCATCCAATCGTCTGGGTTAATTTCAAAATAGTTTTGCGGATCGGGATGTATGTTTCTGCAAGGGAAATACCTATCACCCGAAATTAAGCCGCAAGACTCCCTCACTCCTTCCGCTTTCGCGTGAGCGATAATGTCTTTCTCAATCATGGATTAACCTAATTTATTTGAACCTAAAAACCCGCCGAATGGCATCTTTCCTTTGTGTCTTAATTTGCACCCGCTGTATTTATGAGAGCATTTGTCTTTTAAGGGATCGGTTGTTGGTTGGTCTTTTTCATCTGCAACAGGTGGTCCATCATAACCACAATCAAATCCTCGGTATCGCCACGAGCAGATATCAGCCTGAATAACCCGTCTAGGTATCAGGGCGTTATCTGTTTCTGTTGGAAGTGCTAATATATACGTCACAAAATCAGAGTCTGAACTTTCTCGCTGTTCGACAACGTATTTTTGAACGGCTTCTCTGGTTGGATCTGCTTGTGGGTTTCCGTTGGGAAAATTAACAGCATCAAGATATTGCTCTAAAACCTGCCTACGAGTAACGATAGCGCCTAGCGCATCATCATAGTCGTTGTTAATCGCAGTTAACATTCCGTCAAAGTTAGCAAACGTCATTTTTGGTCTGTCTGATGCCCCCTGAGTCGTTACACTAAACCCTGTAACCTGAACAGGATAAGGTTCATATCGTAAACCCTGCCAGACAATAGGTTTTAATAAGCCATTCATGCCGTAATGAAACCGGTAAACATCACCACCAAAACGACTTAAATCGACCTCATACAAATCTAACATTGCATTTTGCTGTAAATCTGCAACATTTATGCGCATCTCTTGAGGTATATCCCTCATGCAACAACCTCCTCAAATGTGCAATCTATCTGCCATACCGTCGCCCTTGGCGTTACCTGCCAGCCACGGCAAACAAATTTACGTTTAGAGTTATCATCACTGGTTAGCCATAAGAATGATTCAACTGCACCTCGAGCCTTAAGGAACTCATCAATCTGTTTCCCAATATCAGTACGCTTAACAAATGAGAGTTGATAAGTCTTTAGTTGGTTGTTGATCCCGTCTTTGACTCTTTGTTCGTAACCGTTACCAAACTTAGCTACTTTCACTTTAGGCTCATTACCCACCTGATAAGCTGTTTCAGGTCGCCATTTAAACTCTTCCATTGGTTACTCCAATAAAAAAGGCGACACAAAGCCGCCTGATCAAATATCAGGATATTAATAAATATCCATTAGGTTATTTTATATATTCAGCCCAGAGAAACTTGCCGAAGGAATGGCTGATTACTTCGGTGTGAGGTACTATGTGGATATAAATATGACCGTGCTCTACAGTTAGATATTTTAACTGCCTTATATGATTCTTTCCCAAATCCCTTAGAAGATGATGAATATGAAGAACTTAGTAAAAAATTCAGTAATAAAGATCATCTTATAGCAAATATGTTATACCTTGAGATGCATGGGTTGATTGAAAAACCATTCATTCAAAGTTCAACACTTGATGGGATCGAATATATTTTTAATAGCTATACCTGCTTCATTACTGAAAAAGGTATTGATTTTTTATTAGATGACGGAGGGTTAAGCGCGATACTGAAAGTACAAACAATTCGCATACATAGTGATTCAATTAAAGCATTAGAGGATATTATTTTAACATCTAATGAATCACCAGACATGAAAGCTAACTTGAAATCAAAACTTCATGAGCTTCCTGCAAACGCCATAACACATTTGATGAATGAATTATTGGTGAAGGGGGTAATGAATCTTCCTGTTGCAATTCAGATAATTCAAAAATTCCTCCAGTAGGGCTGTATCTAGTAGAGCACCTAATTAAAGTGAATTTACCCCACCCCAGCGCTCTACTTAAATAAATCCAAAAATAAGTACCATTCCAATCTGCATTGATAAAAAAACCATTGGGATGAATGTTAGCTGTGAATATCTTCATAACTACCTCTCTTAATTACCAACTTCTTACTTTTTCCAAAGCACCACCGCTACGCATTTCGTTACCAAGTACGTCATAAACCGTACCTCTCACCATTTGCTGTATTTGTTGCGCTTCCTTTTGAGTGATGCCATTAGGTGCTTGAACTTGGAATGTAAAGTGCATATCACCCATGCTGACACCATTACCACCTTTACCCATTTGTCGATTACTAATAACTCGACCATTATCACCCGGTATCATGTACTGACTACCGTTAGATGCCTTGAATATCTCAGGCTTACCACCCTCACCCACTCGATACATAGAGCCAGCATTTACGGGCCCACCATTTTTACGAGCACCAGCAAGCGCAATCATAGCGGGAATAGCTGTTGCCATTGCAGCCATACCCCATGTGGCGGCAGAGCCCATCGTGGCAATACTGGTTGTCGCTGCTGCCGGAGCCATAGCATTTGTAATTGCTGCGCCAGTGGTTGTAGCCTCCGCTATAGCTTGTGCATTGGAAGCCTTACGCATGGCACTTTCAGTAACCATATTCTTAACCTGTTGCATACCCATTTGAACCAGAGCGCCAACGGCTTGGTCTACAATGGTTAATGCGACATTACGGAAAGCATCATTAAGGGATTGTGTGCCTGTTAATAGCCCCGTGAGTACGTTAGTAGAGCGTTGTCCTAATGCGTCCAACCCATCAGCTAAGAATTGATTAGCTTGACTTTGATTACGCCATATCTCCCATTGAGCATTTAACCGGTCTTGCTCATATTGAGTATTAGCGGCATTCATTAACTCTAAGCCACGCTGAGTAATAGCGCCTTTTTCTGTTTCGAATTGGCGGATCATCTCAAGTTTCTTAGCGTGTTCGTTAGCCAGTGCTTGAATCGGGTCATATTGCCCTTTGGCTTCAGTTATTGGGTCAATAACCGCATTTATTTTTATTTCAGCCATTCCAGCATCAAATGCCTTCATTGCTTTATTGCCTAACGCCTTAAACGTTTCTTCATCAATGAAATCATTATCAAACATGCGTTTAAGCTCTTCAGACTCTTGTCTAAATGCTCTTGCAAGTTTTAACTCCGGTGTGATTTCTTGTGACTTAATAAAGTCATCGACTTTTTGTTTGAGGTCAAAAACTTCGGCGGCTTCTTTAGCAATAGCTTTCTTTTGCTTATCTGTCGCATCAGCACCCAGACTTTGAACAGCATTAAAAATAGCCATCTCTCTATTTACGTTAGCTGCGCCAGAACTCAATAATTCAAATTCTTTTCTTAACGCCTCAGTCTGTTGTTGTTGTTTTTTAATGGCATCGTCAATGCGTTTAGCTTCGTTATTTCCTGATTTTGATTTCTTGTTTTGATTTGTTAACTTTTCCCTAGCCTCGGTTTCTTCTTTAATTAATTGTATATAACGCTTTACCTGTCCCTCATCAGTCATGCCCATTTTGGCGGCCATGACGCTTGCACGATACTCTATCGCCGCATCTTTGCCATCCTTCATCTCTATTTTTAATGCAGTAACATTATTTTCAAGGTCTTGTAGCATCACTTCAAAGTTATTTGATAACTTCGCTTCTAATGCTGTTCTGAGGTTCGAAATAGCAATTTCTGCTTCCTCTGGAGGTACTTTTGCATCCTTAAGTGATTTAGCAAGATTGTCTATCTGGGTTTCTATATCAGCAATAACCGGAGAGCCTAGCTTTAATGTTCTCAACAATAATTCGTTAGCTTCACGAACTCCGCCAACGGATTTTAGATATAAAGCATTAGCTTCTATTTGTTCGTCGGTTTTACCTGTCCTTTCTTTTTCTGTCTTGTTTAATAATTCCAGTGTTCGGGAATAGTGCTTGTTTTCTTGTGTTAGATCTACTAACTTACCCTCTAACTCGCTAAGTTTTTGTTTTGCTTCATCTACATCTTGCACATCCTCCCAAACTCTACCGCTACCATCCTTGATACTTTGAATTATTGAACGTATATATGTTATTTTCTTTTCTAAAGAGTCAATTTCTTTCGTGTTTTCATTAATAACTGACCTTGCTTTTGATGCGGCAGCAGCAGCTTGTTTAGCGTTAAGCTCATCTAGTTTATTGATAGCTTCGTCAATTTTTGACTTATAATCATCAATAGATGAATTGTTGCTCATTGATTGATAAAGCGCATACACCCCTGCTGCGGCTAACATAAACAATCCAGTAGGACCACCCAATAATGCCATTGCGCTTTTCAATCCATTCATGGCAACACTTTGTGCCTGTGTGGCTAGCGTTACTTTTGCTGACGCTGCGGCAACTGCCTCATTTGCTGACTTTAAGGTTGCTTTACCTTTCTGCTCTAGCGCTATTGCTGCGTTTAATCGTTTAGTTGCAAGCGCTTCTGCCTCTTTTGCTGCTGCAATACGAGCCTCTATTGCGGCTATTTCTTTACCAGTAACTGACAACTGTGTCTTTATTTTGTTTTCGGTGGCGTAAAGTGCATTTTTTGCTTTAGTTACCGCCATTAAATTCTTTTCGCTAGCCGTCATCTGGTAGTTTTCTTCTGCATCTTTAACCATCAAAATTTGACGCTGACGAAGTGCCTCCAGATCCTTCATTTTTGCATCTGTAGAGCGCTCTATTTCAGTAATAGTGCTTTTTTCAGCACTAACTGAGGCTAACTTGCTTTGAGCTTCCTCTTTTGCTGCTTTTGCATTTAATACTTGCTGAGATGCCGCGGCTTGAAGTGCTTCTGCTTCTTTTTGCGCTGATTTAGCGTGTTCTAATTCTGCTTGAGTGGCTAGGATCGCGGCTTTTGTGTGCTGAACAAGTTGACTTGTTGCGCTACCAACATTGCTAACATAGCCAGCGCCAAATGTTCCTGATACGGTACTTAAGACGCCAGCAAATCTATTGTTCACCTGAGTCGCTTTCTCTGTTTTTGCTGACTGAGCGCCAATACTGCCAGCTAACTCAGACATTTTTCTGGATAGCTTGTTTATCTCTGGCATTTTTAAAGAGGAACCAACATTAGCGGCCGTTCTATCTAGCTTATTAAGCGCTTCTGTGGTTTTTTTTGTTGAGTTATTCATCTCCTCTAGGGATTTGCTTACTTCCTTTTCACCTTGTAATAAAGGCTTTATATCCATTGATACTTGGTAAACAATACCGCCAACTTTTTGTTCTGACATTTTAAGTCTCCTAAAAAAAGAAAACCCTGCCAAAATGACAGGGTCTTATGCACAAAATATGAAATCTTTATTTGTGTGAATCATATATTTTATCAAGCACGCTTTTAGCTATATTAAAGTTATTAATATTTATGATTTCATCTACTGATTTATTATTCCTGTATGGATAATACCTTATTGTTACTTTTGGGTTATGATTAAGCCTTTTAATTATATCTGTAGCCTTTTCTCCATAATATATCCCACCTAATTCGGATTCGATTGGCTTATCTTTATCAAATCTAATTAGCGATCTTGATGATTTTAATACCCCATTACCAACATACACTTGATACCCATCAGTATCTTTTGTCACGGTTATATTATTGGCCGACAAATAACAATAATACTCATCTGTCATCGCGTCGCTTTTACACCCAAAAGACCATAGTCCATTACTGCCATCAATTCTTCCAGAACCATCCTCATGATACACACCTATGTTATGTCCTTCTATATTAAAATGTTCCTTTGGTTTAATCACGTATGCAGTATCATCTCTATTTTTCCATATACTGCACTCCAAATAACTGTTTGGCATTAATTTATGAGTAGAAAATATAGATTCACTAATAATTACTTCTCTAGGCTTTATTTTTGAGTATGTTAATTTTGTAAATTCTTTACATCCCAACGCTCTTACTTCAGGGATATCATCCATCCATGACACTTCACTTTTTTCAACCACTATTGCCTTAGCTGAAGGCATAAATAATATTAGCAAAGATACTGTTAATGTTACCTTCCTCACAACACCATCCTCGTTAGTTAATTTGTTATTAGTTTAGCTGTTTGTGGTGCAAAGAAAAGCAAAAAGCCTCAGTTAAGAGGCGTGATATGTGATCTCAAGCAAGCCATCCTTGGCTTAGGTGTTTAAGCTACCTCAGCGCCATGAATGGCGTGTCGTAATGCTTTTACTCCATTGTCGTTATATCTGAATGCTTCAACCTGTTTTGAAGAATAAGCAGATTTATCTAAGAAATATTTCCCATATTCCTCTGTTTTTAATCCATGTTTATTAGCCAAGCGTCCAATTTTATTGGCAGACACTTCAAGCATTTCGCCAACCTCACCAGCGGTATAATACTTTTGTTCAAGTGCTGGCAAAGGAACGGCTTCAAACCCAACAATCGGATTGACGATATTAGCTGCTGCACACTGTTTTGCCTCATCACTCAGGTTCGGCATTAAGTCGAATAAGTTAGTAATGGCATCAACCGACATTTTAAGCGTTCTAGCTTGGCGGTATTCAGGTAAACCTGATTGGCTTTTGCCACTTTTTTGAGAAGCTACATGCATTGATTCCAGCTTGTCAACCAGAACACGACGAACAGCTTTTGATTCTCTAGCGGCTACACGAAGCGCTTGTTTGATATCCATTTCAATTATTTCAATTTGAGCGCCATTTTTATGACCTACAAAAATTTTGTAGGTCTCGCCATCTAATTCGTCTTTTACTCTTTCAATCAATACGTTATTACGAATTTGATTTTCACCACATGACTTACGAGCCACGTTAATCATTGATAATAACTTCTGGGTATCGATAGTTTTGTTCGTGACAGTGTTAAAACTATTTGTTAAAGTGATCTCACTCATGAAACATTTCCTTCTGGGTTTTGTTTGGGATTAGCCAATAGATCGCAACTATTGGCTTTTCTGTTTTTACCTGCATATTCTTGGCAACTCACCTTCTTGTAATCTCCCGTTAATATCTCTCCTTAAATTCATCAGAAACGCATAACCATCTTGAAATCTATCAACCAACCTTCCAGCAAGTGGTGATTCAAGTTGTCTTAGTATTGGATATATTTCTGACTTCCATGCTGAATAAAAAACATCGTAGTGATTAAATAGAGCGTTAATGTTGTGAGCATCTTTTTCCCTTTGGGTTATTGGGCGCGTGCTAACAACAACCTCATTTTTTCCTTTATTAAAATAGTGATCTTCCATTAATTCGAACACATCCCATGCTTTGTCTGTGTCTAACATTTTCGCATGGCGAGCCGCACCTCTTTCTGTCCACAGAATTAAACTTCTCGCTTTTGGTGAAATTTGTAGGTTACTTAAAGTAACTCGCAAATTTTTTAGAGCATTTCCAATAACTTTGAAGTAATGCTTACCCTCAATAAAGCGACCTGCATTACGGGAGTGGTTTACTTTTATGTTGTTACTTTTAGTATCATATAACTCAGCTAACAGTTCAGTCGTAACTACAGGTATTCCGTTATGCATAATTGCTGGGATGGATTTAACTGAATTGCTCATGTCGTTAATATTTGCTAAATTAGTCATGTCACTTATTCTCGCCCAAGAGTTTATTTGATAATGAAACCTCAATTGCTCGAACAATTGGGGTTTCTTCTTTTTTACGGCATCTCAAGTTCACCATTTTCCACTTTCTCTCTAAATACCTCTAAAATATATTCAAGCTGAACTTGAGTAGAGCGCCGTCTATTCTCCGCAACATTATCAATCCATTGCCTCATATCTGGCTTCATTCGAAATGGGTACGGCATAATTCTGTTTTTCTTTTCCATTTTATCTCCTATGAAGTATTTCAATATCACATCTTCATGATGTATTATTAGTTATATATCATGACTCACATTGTGTCAATATGAATTTTAAAGAGTTCACATATGAAAATAGATGATGGTTTTAAAAATAGAATTAGCGCCGCCAGACAAGCTGCTGAATTAACACAAGGTGAATTAGCGGAGAAAGTTGGTGTAGTGCGCAGACAGATTGCAGCTTATGAGGCTGGAAACTCCAAACCAAGAAAAAATGTTTTAACTAATTTGGCTGCTGCACTTGGTACAACATCAGAATGGCTAGCAGAAGGAACTGGAGAAGCCCCAGATTTAAGTAAGGTTGTTAAAACTATAACTCTACCTCTTATTCCAGTCCTCTCTTATTCTGACTCAGTTTTCGACTTGAATAATCCTGCTAGTTTTTCAAGGTTTGTCCCTTCAATCCCTGAAGCTAGTGATAAAGCATTTGCTTATGAAGTCATAGGTGATTCAATGACCTCTTCTTATGGAGTCAGCTTTCCATCAGGTACTATTGTTATCATAGATCCGTCTTTAGAGCCTAACCATATGGATTATGTGCTTCATTACATTGATGGGTTTTGTAGCTTTAAACAATTAATATTTGACCAAGGCGACTGGTATCTTTACTCATTAAATGATGACTATCCATCATGCGTTATTGGAGATATACGCCAAGTAATCGGGGTTGCGCTACAGGCTCAACTACCCTTAACATCTGATAGGGTCAAGGCGAATAACAAATTTAGCCCAACTGGTACGAAAATAGGTAATGATAACAATTTACAAGAAAAACTAAACACTATGGAATCCAAGCTACAGAGAATTGAAAATTTACTAAATGCTCTTACCGAAAAAAAATAACTACACCCCAAGGATGGGCTATCAATTCTCGCGATTCGCTATAATCAAACTATATCAATAGGTTGTAGATTTCAGGCAATAAAAAACCCACCGGAGTGGGTTAGTTTTATTATGATGCAAAATTGATCTACTAAATATATAATCTGTCAATTCAGATGACATTTATATAAATTTGCTAATGAACGATATATGTAATGAGGTTGCTAAATCTGCTTTTGATGAGATACAAAAACAAGCAGGTAATCCAGTAGTGAATAGCGCAGTGCATGAACTTGCTTTGGTGTTTAATGAACTAAAGCCTTTAATTATGACTAGCGTTGGACTTGTAATTTTATCAATTGTTATATTGCTTCACTCAAATAAAGTGTATAGATTTTTCATTAATTCCACGCAAAAAAGTGAGCTAATATCTGCATTACTAAAAGAAAGAATGGATATCGACCGCTACGGCAATGAAAGAAGACCAAACATGGATTTAATTGATTGCTGCAAACAATATAAATATGATTCCCTTTTCCCAGCAGTCTTAAGCGAGTTATCACATGCTGATTATGTCGAAATCCTTGCCTTATGGGATAATTTGAAAGATGCGAAGATTAGCAAAGAATCCCCACTAGAACAGGTGAAAATTATTGATAAAATAGTTAGTAAACTAAAATCCTAATCAGGCTCTATTCTTTCTTTTGATTACCACTACCACACTTTCTATTTGAAGGGAATAAGCCACGTATAACTCCAAGGAATGCTGCAAAAGTATTTAATGTAACTGCGGAAGTTATAGCTACCAATACAGTATCAGTAAAAACTTCCTTGTCAAAAAACAACTTGCAAAACGCCGTTGTAATTAGAACGACGGCCCATCCATACAATGTTTTTTTCACAACATTGTATGCTTTATCTCCAAATTTCTCTCTGAGAGCTCTGTCAGCCTTTCGGTCCTCAATATCTTCCAAAAGAATTAAGTTACCGTCAAAATTCGATGATTTTGACGGTTTATCTGTTTTGGAATCATTATCAGGTATGTTTTCTACGTTACCCGGAAGGTTTATACTCTTTAGTTGGTCAAGTGACGACATTAATGACTACTCTATACATTCTTTTAATAAGTCATTTGTAATTACAGCACCATCTTTTTCAGTAACATACCAAGCAGTTCCAGGGAGATGTGTTAAATAAGATAACTGAGTACCTCTTAACTCTCCATATACCTCAACAATTCTGTCGATTAAGTTGTTTACTTTAGAATCGGAGCTAGGGACGGTTGGTTGAACATAGAAAAATTCGTCATCCTCAAACTCTACGTCTTTAATTTTTCTTGTTATGTTACTTGCTCCGTATCTTTTTACTTTATGATACAGAGATGGAATAACTGGCCCATATTGCCACTTTGCAAAGAAATCATCAAAAATTGGCTCTCCATACAACTTCAAAGACCAAGATTGAGCATAAAACATGAGTTTTTGTAATTTCATCGGGGTTAAATCTGGTATCTCGCCATCTATCGCCCTTTGAATGAAGGCGTTTGCTACTGCTACAGCTGAATATGCCATAATTGCCTCCTTTTATATGTATATTTATACAGCTAATTCTGTACAACTATAATATCAGAACAATATTACAAGTCCATATCTAAATCATATTTATATTACTAGGTCAAGCTTTAAGCCAAACTAATTACTATGTGCTGCATTCTTGCTCGCAGCCTCCCTTTATCCTCTCTTTCTGCTCACCAATCTGCGCTTACCACTGATTAACTCATTATTACGCCTATCATCTTGCTTCATGATGTTGTCATATTCTTCTTTAGTGAAGCCTTTCTCATCAGGGTATTTAGCTTTGAGCATCATCTGAAATTCAGTCATGGTTAACTGTTCGGCTTCCTCTCGATTCATACCAAAGTGCGCACGAGCTGAACTGATATAATCAATTGCCATAAACTCATCTGAGAATTCGTTTTTGCCTTCATTGCGTTGAAGTTTGCGGATCTTAGCTTTACCGATAATTCCGTGAGTAAATAGTTCTCTAGCAATAACGATAATGTCAGCGATTGGCATCTTACCGTTTTTATAGACAATACCTCGCTTACCCGATCTCCATTCGCCAATAATTTCTGAACAATCATCATCACAACACGCCTGCATAACTATCATTGCTGTTTGTAGGATATTACGCCCATATGTTGGCTTGCTAATCGCTTTAATTAACCACTCAGGAATAACCCTGTAGCTCATTACGGCACGAGTAATTAACTCTTGCACCTCGGAACCATTTAATTGACCGTATGCACTCACAATCTGTTTAGGCTCACCAATTCTTGTCATATTGATGAACGATGGTCTAAATAAGTAATCATTTTTATCAGTAGAGATAACCATCTCACCGATTTCTAAAATAGGCGTCATAAACCCTCCTGAATATTATCAAGGGCACTCGAAAGCACCCTTTGTAATATTAAGCAGCGGTAACATTGACCACGCATTTTGCAGTTTTATTACCATCTTCGGATGTAACAGTGATATTTGCAGTACCTTCGGCAACGCCGCGCACAGTGACTACATTCACAAGCTGAGTAACTGTTGCAAAGTTCGGCTTATCACTTACAGCGGTGTAGTTTTTGTTAGTTGCATCAGTTGGGGTAAATTTGACGGCAAATGTCTTAGTTTCACCCACTTTTACAGACAGGGTGGCTGGCTCGACTGCGATACTTTCAACAACGATTTCTTCTTGTAGCCATTCAACCGTTTCTGCATCAGCAACTTTCAGCTCACCTGAATAGGTAGAGATTTCTTTTGTTGGAAACTCCATAGACCATGATGTAAATAACATATAGCCCTGAACAACATCAGAGCCGTCACCTTTCATATCAAGTTGAATCCAATAATCTGGTTGGCGACCAGCTTTGATTTCATCAAGAATTTCTTTGGCGATATCAAACGCGGAAGTAGAACCGGTTACACCAGCTTTCTTTAATTCACCATCGAAACTAATGGTAAAGTCAGCGCCAGTAACAATTGACTCAGTTAAGCCTTTGGTGTCATCAGCATTAGATGTCACTGTCTCCATACCGAAATCGAATGACTTGCTTGTTAACGCACCTAAGCGCAAGAATTGATCTTGTGCTGGTACTTGGTCTGGGCAGCCTTTTGCAATGCGCAGAATACCTGCGTTACCCATCACTAGGCCTTTATCATCAGGGCATTGTGCCATGTTATAACCTCTTTATTTGCAAATAAAAAAGGCCGCATAAGCGACCCATGTTAGTTTGATTTTAATCCGCGACTGATAACCCGAACCGTATCGCCGACTATCGTTGTAATGTAAGCATGATCTGTTCGTTTAATATCAAATGATGGGATAGCGTCTTTCTTTGTGTGTTCAACCCGCGCCACGATATCCTTATTTTCAGGTTCAGGATAAAATTCCAAGCGGTACATTTCTCCCAAGCAGTGTACTTCTTCTACTTTACGGCCTTCTCGTTCAGTAATTAATTTAAGTGCGTACATAGTTATATTCCTTAGTTTTTTTAAACAGCAAATAAAAAAGGCCACCGAAGTGACCTGTTAAGATGTGTTTAATTTAAGATGTACAGCGGAAAGAAAGCGGGATAATAAACCTACCTTCTGTTGTTTGAATTGGATTAACAAAACCAGATGTATTGATAATAAAGCCAATGTTATGACTTCTAGAGTGACACCTTACATACTCTAGTATTTCGTTAGCTCTCTGAACAATAAACTCAATCCACGCCTTGCCAGATATGAGTAAAACGGTGAAGAAATCATCGCCACTTAAATCATCAATACGACCAGTTCCATTTAGTTGCTGAAATACGATATATGAATCTGAATCATTACCTTCTTTTTCATTCCAAATATAATCCTGCTGAATGAAACCATCAGATAACCCTGATTCAGAAAAATAGTTTTTCAGTCTCTCAAAGGTCGTCATATTTTAAGTTCCTCAGCAACAGCCTGATCAATCATTTGCTTCGTTTCCTCAAACCCCTTCAGGAGGAATTCTTTCTTAGCAGTAGGTCTGCGGAAAGTTTGCTTAACATTAGGATCATGAACGAAAACAGCATATGAAGCAGAATAACCAACGCGACCAGTAAATAGAGTACCTTTTACTTTTACATCTCTAAATTGTGAATTAATGAGCGTTTTAGTGTCAATTGGCGTGTATACAGCAGCTTGCCTGCCACCAATATCTAGCGCTCTATGCATGGCTCGAGCTATCTTCTTTGATGCTATGCTTCCAACCAGAGAGTTTAAGTTAGATATCGCATTACTTATTCCTTTTACTTTTGCCCCCATAGTTACACCGCCGTTGTTAGTGTGTAATCATCTAGACCGCCATTAATATCACGGTCTCTATCGATAGACTTAATCCTACTAGCACCATGCAAAAATGGCTCTCTGTCTTCATACTTACCGATGGCGATATAGTCTTCTTGAGAAGCTTCGCTATACTCAGTCCAAATGACATTCTTAATAATTATTTCAGTACCAATAGTTTTACTACCATCTTTAAAGCTACTTCCGTAATCACACCGGATATGGATTGGCTCTGAAAATATAGGCTTCCCGTATTTATCTTTCCCCTCAACTTTCCAGATGGTTGCCCACCCTTTGCAAAATCGTCGCAGGATTTTCCCCATATCACCCCCGAACTACATCAAACTGAATGACACCTACGGGGCGTTCAATAGGAAGGCTATTAGTACATCCATTGGTATCTAGGGAAGACAGCATTTTTAGCAACGTTTTTCTGCCATCAGAAAAATACTGATATGAAACAGAAGCGCCAGAAGGTGCGTGCTCTGACGCGATTTTACGAACATCAGCAGATGATAATATAAGGATAACCGAATACAGTTTAATTAAAGCAATTACCGCATCTGAATACCCTGCGCTATCAAGGCAAGTATCAATAGTGTCCACTATAGATATAGCAGAGTTTATGACAAGACTTGTTGCCTCAAACCCCATCACCTCTAATTGCTCATTAACTTGCTCAACCGTAATCGCAATAGACATGCTCACTCCTCATGGATAAATAAGGGGCGGCGGCCCCTCACGTTACCCACCAACGCTAGTATCTTTGCCAAATGAAACCATAACACCAGCAGTATCTTTAATATCCGTAGCAATTTGCTTCCAGTTAGCTACCGCGGCAATCTGTTCGTTAGTTGGGGATTTGATGCTATCTTTGCTCCACTGGTAACCACGCAAACCAATAGTAAAGTCGTACTCACCTTGCATTAGTGCCTTAATATTTTCTTGCCCTAATACATCCTGAGCCTTCATGATTAGTGGTGATGTTTGAACCGCAGCAGCACCAGTCACTAAACCTAGCGAATGCTGTTTGTCTGCATCTGATAAAGCTGGAATATCAGAGATAACAAAACGACGGCCAAGGTTATCTTGTTTAATGGCGACGTTACCAATTTGGAATAGGTTATTTGCGTTGGTTAATGTCTCATCCATAAAGTCGTTGAATGTTGCACCATCCATCAACCAAGCAACAATACGCGAATATGCATCACCGAATGGACGTGTTGCTTTATTTAAACCTCTTAATGATGGTGTTTCACCTCCAACAGTAACGGCTGTTTTATTACCAGAAATAGCTGCTTTTAATGCCGCGCCAGTAGTATTCAGGTAATCTTGTAACATTGCTTCTGCTGATTGAGCAGCAACTACCGCAGCCGCTTCTGATACGTCCTTACCTAGTCGCTTCATCATTGTCGGGGTAACTGAGACAGGGCCAATACGACCATCAATCTTAATCATACGGTCAAGGATTTGCCCCAATTCTTGTGGCGTTAGATTACCTGAACCATATGCATTGCGTCGCTGAGCCAGACCACCAAGCAACTGCCATGATGTTTGCTCAATGTAATCACCGATATGATCACCATCGCCAATAACTAAAGCACCACCAGATGCTTCGTTAAATTGACGGACAGCCTGAGCAACCAACTCTGTTGCCGCTAGAGACACTTGTTTTTGAAAAATATATAAAGACATATAAATTAATCCTCTTGGATATTAGCAATGATTTCACGTGCGCTGTCCACTAACGGATTCGCGCTTTTGGGTTTTTCACTGCCTCCGGCTGGTGATTTCCCTTTACCGCCTTCCCCTCCGGTTCCGGTGGCTTTACTACCAATAATTACTGGAGCAAATAACGGGTTACTACGAAATTCTTTTTCTAAATCATCAATGGTAAATGCAGAAGGATGACCGTTAGCATCAACCACTCGCGTTTTACCGTCCTCTACTGATAATCGAGATTTGATGTGTGGCATGATTAACGGGGCAGCGTCACCAGCAAGCTTTGTAGCCACAGTTTGAGCAACGTTATCAACTAATAGCGTATGTAGACTCGCATCTTTCTCCTGTAGCTGTGCTAATAGCTCGTTTTCACGCGCCTTTAACTTTTCAGCCCAGCTTTTTTCTAGTGATTCGATATCGCCATTTTTACGCGCTTGATCTTCTGCTGCTTTTTTTGCAGCCTCTTCAGCTTGCCGGCGTTTCTCCTGCTCTGATTTTTTCTCAGAAAGTAATTCATCAACTTTCTTTTGAAGTCCTGACACATCTGGAATTTCTGGCATACCTTCGATTTGAAGTTGGTAATTACCACCAGACTCTTTGTAAAGAGCCTTTTGCTCATCAGTTAATGCGTCAAATTCTTCTTTCGTTAATAAATATTTAAACATCGTAAAACCTCTGGTTTAGATGGTGCAGTCTCTAACTGCGGATAATAAAAAACCCACTCAGTGGTGGGTTTGTGTTATTTCAATTCAATTCCTGCTCGCTCAAACGCTTTAGGCGCAAATTTTTGCATATCTTTAAGTGTCATTGGTTTAAAGTTTTTATGTAACTGCAACTGTGCGAATCGCTCTGGAGATAAACCACCATCACGAAACAACTTCCCTCTAGTCGGACCCAATATTAAATCCTGTCTTTTGGCCGGTTGCCTAGATAGCCATTCATAATAGCTTTCTTCTCCCCATTCAGATCTTCCTATTGGTTTAGTTATTATCAAATTAGCAAATTTATCATTAAGTATTGGCAATCGCTGACTTCGGCAGTTTGGGTGTAATGGTGGCATTGGGCCAGCCCCAACAGGATATCGGTTTCCTGATAAAGCCCTACACGTCGATGATGTTTTGTTGTCCAGTATTGCGCTGAATTCTTCCTCTTTAATTAAATCGTCATTCTCCTTATAAAATTCCTGAGCCGCACATGTATGAGCATGCTGAATTGCCGTATTTGCAATTGTTCTGTAGTTGTAAGTAATTCGAGATATCGTCGATGTAGAGACCTGTGTTTTATCAATTGCAGCCCCATTAATAGTGGACTGTAGAACTTGAATGTTACTTTGAGCAGCCATAGCCAAAACAGTCTGATTCTCTACTTGCTGGATAGAGCTAGTCACCCAAGATGATATAAATTTCTTGAGAAATAAAGAGCCGCCCCAAGCGGTTAATATCAGCGGCACATTTAAAATGGCTTTTTTAACTTTCTCAGCATCAGGCTTGCTTACTTCATTTGTTACTATCTGCGATAAGCTATCAACTTCAAGTTGGCTTGACTCAATACCGATATCGAGAACAGATTGCAGTAAATGCTCAGAGTAACTGGTCAGAACTGGTGATAGCTCTCGCTTTAACTCAGCAATTATGGCGTTTAGTTTTGACCTCGATGTTATCTGACCTGAGAAATTAGCTAACGCCTTAGCAACAGCCGCCCTTAGCTCTCTTTGCATTTCCTCTCTATCAACAATGCCAGCTTTGAGTCGTTCTAGGAGAATTTGGATCATCATTGAATTATCTAACATCAACTGCGATTGCATATTCACCTCTACATCATTGAGTTAGCTCGCGATAATTCTATCTCTTCGATAACATCCTCAGCTTTCTCATCTTGAGGGATGATATTGATACTTTGCAGGTACTTAACAAAATCAATCAATCGCATAGCCCCAGATTGGAGAGAAGCAAGGAGAGCTGTGATTGCTTGCGAATCCAGTTGAGCAATATCGTAAACTTTGTTTATCTCAATAGTTGCCTCACCACTCCCCTCAAACTGAATGCAGAAATTAAGTGCTCGGTTAACGGCCTTTTCGACGTTTCCTGAACACAACGAAAGCACTGAATTATCTGTTTGAGCCTCATCCTGTGCCTGAGTCGCTGTTCTTGCTGATGTCCCGCGTTCAACTAGCTTAGCTCCTAGCATTGCCATCTGCTTTTCTCTGCGCTCAGCTAGGTTTATTTGAATGTTTCTGTCTTCTGGCTGCGCAAATTTCATATCACCACCCTGTGGCAGCAACACCCCTTTGCGTGAACCAACAGTAAACCCTTCAGACACGTGTCTTTCAACCCAATCATCAGTAAGGCCAGTTAGTGCAATCATCGGCTGACCGACAGTATGTGCAGACTCTGCGATATCAGCCTCAACTTGATAATGTTTGATATTTAAGTACGCAATATCTGCAAGAGGAGGAGCATCAGGGGTGTGATCATTGTTCATTGAACCAATCCATGACCACGGCAACTCCCTTAATGGAATGCCGTGTGCATCCTTTAATACAACCCACTCTGTAACTTTTATATCTCCATCTTCATACCAGCGACGAGAGCAAGCTACATTGTTAACAAGCCTTAATTCAATCCAGTTATTCTGCATTTGCAGTTCAAAATCATCTGTATCTACTGGCTCCTGATATTTGAGGACAACGAGGGATGTTTTCCCGTTCGTTACACGCCAATTGATAATTTCTTTTGCTGTAAACAACCGAATATAGGAGCGACCTTTATTAGCCTCTGACTGAATACCTGAACCACTAAAATCACTTAATAAACCTGCTCGACCACGCTGTAAGTTTTGCGATAACGCATCCCTTATCATTTGAGTAAGTGGCTGACCTTGACCGTCAATATCAGTTTCTAAATACTCAACATCACCACTAATACTAATCTTTACTGGCTTACTGAAAGCAATACCAAGTAAACCACTAAGTGTCCTACCCGTGGCATTCAGAAAGGATGCTCTAGCTAAATAGCGCTTATAACGCTCATTACCCTTATCATCTTCATCTTTGTTATCTGCCGGATGAGGGAGGTATTTCTCTTTCTTGCTTTTAACAACTCGTTCGCCATCAACACAATCGCCAACCATGTCCCATTCAGGCAAAAACTCATTGTAAGCTGGATGCTTGTAATCAACGTTTGTATTCATGTTAGTTCCAGTTAAATTCTATTTTCTTAGTCAACCGTTTAGTATTTCTTCGACTCACTGCAAAATATCTAAATCCATCAGCATCATGTGACGTGTAATCGTGAAGCGGTTTATCTTTCCAACAGCCCCGCTTGTCATCCCACTCTTTGCGATAAGCTTCTAGATGAGCAATGCCTTCACTGCATTTGTGTTCATCGAACACGCAAAGTGGCAGAATTTCACGTACTGCCTCGATACCTTCATCGACTGAAAGCTTTGGCACCACTTCAAATCGGATTGAGTAAATTTGTCCGTCTATTTCGTACCCTTCACGCGCTAATTCACGTCGTGATTTCGCATCAGAACCAAACTCACGGTTATCGATATCATGAGGGCCATTGTGACTTGCATATGTGTAGCCTTTGTCTTTCAGCACTTTCATGTAGTGCCGTAGACCTTCACCACTGTTTGAGTAGTGGTCTATAATGTGGAACTCCTCGCCCACTTCACGAATAAACCAAATTGACGTTGAGTCACCTACACCAATATCCCAGTACGTGTGAACCGGTAAGTGCGAGTTATCAGGAAGTGTGCCAATGCGTTTATTTTCGTACAGGAAGCGGAACTGCTTGGCGTAGTAAGCGCCTTCAACCGATTGTTGGAATGCCTCAGACGGTATTGACGGGTATTCCCGTTTCATATCGTCGCCAAGCGTTTTCTCTTTGGCGTAATACCATGCTTTCTGGCGCTCGTTTAATTGAACACCATGTTTGCTGGCTATCTCATCAAAGTAATCAACTAACCGCTGGGGTAATGGCTCAACAGGGTTAATGGCATACTCTGGATTCTTCCACCATGAGAAGAAAAAGAACTTCCAGTCTAGGTTAGAGAGAGTCTTATTCTGAATTTGCGCTTTCTCAGCAGACTGGCAATAATCGAAGAAATAACCTGCTCGACCCTCCGCTGTGCTTTCAATCGTCGTAAAACAATCGCTTGATACCGCCTCAAATGCACCAGTGACAATCTCACGGGCTTTCTCTGGATACTTAGCACATATCTTACCGAACTCAGAAACGTGCAAATAACGGAGCGTACCGCCACGAAATGACGTGCTGATATAGAGCGAGCCGCCTTTGCTAAACACCAACTCACCAGCCGCATCATTACTCGCTGGGTTAGCCGCTTTGATTTCATCAGGTAGCTTGTCATAGGCATACTTTATTTTTTCCCTAAATAGTCGCTTAGCATCGTTAAGTGTGTGGGCTATCAATGCACATTTAGCCGCCTCAAATAACGCTGCGTCCAATTGGATAATGCAGACTTCTGTAGTGAAGCCAAGCTGACGAGCTTTAAGAATAATGTTTCGCGTGTGCATCCCTTCAAAGTATTCGAGTTGCTCAGGCGTCATTTTAAATCGAACTGGCTTGCCTTCTTTATTGGTTATCCAGTAGAGGTGATTTAATCGCCAGAGCTTATCTCTCAATAATGCAAGATGTTCTGGCTTCATGATTATTCCTTAGATAAGTCGTCCATTAGTTCTGATAGCTGACTAGCTGTCTTATTCGGCTGAACATCATCAAGGCCGTATGCTTGACGCTCAAGGCCAACTAAATTTTTAAATGTTTCGCTTAATGATTTGGCTGACTTAACGCGCTCAGGCAGGGAGATGATTGAGTGATAAATTTCATTGAGTTTGTCGCGTCCGTTATCATCAGGACTAAACATTAACTCGCCAAGTTTTCTTAAGGCTGGCACATCAGCACATTCAGCAGATAGTTCATCAAATAAGTTGTTGGTTAACTCTCTAGCCCTTCGAATATCGCCTCTATGCTCCATGCGGACATTAGCGATAACCTCGGCATTAGCCTCAATAAGTTGCCGTTCTGAAATAGCCTTTTCGGTGGCAACCAGACTGGCAACCTCCCTTTTGGCAACCAAGTTTTCAGCCCTAGCTTTAACCTTTGCCTTTAGATCTCGCTCCCATCCTTCTTTCTTGGCGCGCTTACTTATCGCCTGATGGGTTATCTCGTATTGAGAGGCTATTTCCCTTATGGACATCACGCCAGCTCGGTAAGCCGACTCGATGGCCTCCCAATCTGGTCTTTTAGCCATATCCATTCCTTAAATAAAAAAGGCCGCTAGGGCCTATTTGGTTTTCTGTTTGTTGACTAACTTGCCTAACTCGCGCTCGACGATTTCAGCAACTATTCTCCCATCATCAACTCTTCCACAGTGTAAGTATTCAAGTGATTGCTGTAATTGACGATAGAGAATGGATAAGTTTGCTTTTTCTTGTTTGGTCATACTTTCTCCTTAGCGAACTTACTCGCCCACACTTTGGCAATATGTAAGCAGTCGTCAAACATTCGCCCTTTTCTACTTGCTTGAGAGCTTCGGCGATAATGATCTACCGCCATGTAACTTGCTCTACGACAAACAGGTAAAGAAAAGCCGAGCTTTTTTAACTCGGCTAGTACGTTCTGCTCTATGAATTGTTCGTGGTTCATGCTGGCTCTTCTCCATCTGGAAATTCGCCCATATCAGGCAAGGTTAATTGTGATAGTTCTTTAATTGCCTTCTTCGCTTTGCGTATTTTCTTTAAGTGACGCTTGCGTAAATTCATTAAGTCACTACCTTTCCTGCCAAAGTTCTCGAACGACCAGTTATCGGCTGCTACTAATCTATTTTGCATCTCATTGATAGTCAGGGTTTTAAGCTCATTCATGTCAAGGTTTGCTAACCCTGTTTGTGGTTTTGACTCTTTTTCAGCTAGATCAAGTAACCATCGACGCAAGGATTTCGCTACATCTGTATTAGCTAACATTCCGATTAGATGTGCACCTCTAACAGAGAAGATCCTGACCTTTTTCTTACGTAAGTTGTTGTTTATTCCATTGGTCATTGTTTCAGTGACCATTGTCATATCATCAGAAAACTCGTCTTTGTTGGCGTTATATAGATTGGTTACTGACTTCTCATTTTTGTATTCGAGTAGCTTAGCCATCTGAGAGCTGGTAAACCAAATCTTATTATCACCATTATCAAATGGAGTAATTTCATTACCTTTGAAAACTAATGATTTGCTCATGGTGTAAATCCTTATAGAAAAGCGAACCTGTTCACCAGAAATAACCGCCCCACAGAAAACACCATTAACGGTTTTTCTCAGGTTCGACTTTCTGTAAGGTTCTGTGAGTGTTTTTAATTGCGCGGTGAATGCACAGAATGAAATGCGTAGAGTTCGCAGCTTAGCGATACACTGCCAAGCCACTTCTAGTCTGTTCCTAGCAGTCAAGATATGATCACTCTCCTTAATGGATAAACGACTTATCTAATTGCTGATATATATATTTACTTAAGCTATACTAAGTAATTATCACTATACTTTGATTAATATCCTGTTAGTTTGCCCATGCACCCATGCTGGGCTTTTTTTTATTCCATGCATTCTTGTTTGATATAATCCTGCAACCCTTTAATCATCTGTTCTGACTCTGCAATTCGCTCTCTGAGTAACCAATAATTTCGGATAGCGGTGTCAGTAGGTCGGGCGGTGGTTGCATAAGCCAAGCTGGTGTAGGGAGTGGTTTTGACTTTGGGGCACTCGGCTTTGATGTACACCCGCTCTGGATGACGCTCACTAATATCACGCAAGTGACTAATTTCATTCTTAGCATTCGCTAGCTCCTGCGTATATTGAATATCCAACTGATTTAATCGCATTATGCGTGCTTGATAGTCAGTATTAATAGACTTCTGTTCTTCGAGAGCCACGGCCAGTTTTTTGTTGATATCTGTCAGTGAATTAATCCTATTAGCTTGCCAGTTAATCACCCAATAACTACCCACGATAATGCCTACCATCGCAATGACGGCATAGAGTTTTCCGTATTTCATGATTAGTACCGATGATATGAGAGTGCAATCTGACAGCGCTTTTCTAAACTCACTTGGTCTTTAGTACATGAGTTATCAATCAAGAGATAAATGCCACCAGCGACTGTAATGAGTAATGCAAGAATAAAGCCGATAATGATGATTAAAGTTTTCCATGACATAGTGCTGACTCCGCCTCTCGACGACTGACAAGCCCTCGCCAGACCTTTCCGCCTGCATATATCCAACGTTTCATTTCTTCACAGGCACCCGCTCTATCACCAGCGTTTAGCTTCTTGAGTAATGTTGAGCGAGCAAATGCGGTTGTACCCACATTAAAAGCAAAGGAATATAAAGCAGCTTTGGTGTAGTCATCGAGTGATACTTTGATTAATGCATCGACTTGCTGTTGTGTCTTAATAAAATCGATTTGTAATAACGCATCACATTCTTGTTGTGTGTATCTCTTGCCTTGAATAATGTCTTTGCCTGTATGTCCATAACAAACAGTTAGAACACCTGCCACATCACGATAAGGTTCATAACGTACACCTTCAAAATGGGCTATTACTACTAACGCGATGGCTGTTGCTCCTGCTGTTGTTATCACCGCTATTTTCTGTTTGAGAGACATTAAATATCCTTTGGCGCTTTCACCATTAATTCAGCAAGCTTTTTTAAGGTTTCGGTCGGGTTTTGTGGGTCAACATGACGAACAAGCTTTTCAAATAATTGAGTGCGTTTTCGTTGTTCTCGACGAGTCATAAAGTAAGTGGCTAAACCGAGAACCATGCTGAACGCCATCCCGATAACAAATCCCCATTCATATAACGAAAGACTGGCAAAAAAGGCCGTTAGGCCTGCTGTTCCATAAGTTACATTGGTTAATTTTTCCATACGCATAGTCACCCCCAGAGGAGTGTCCGTTGATGATTAGTGTGAAAGTGTTAAAAAAATTAGGCGGGGATTGATACTTTAAGTGCCTTTAATAAACCTTCAGGCAACTGTTCTTCCAGTGACGCATTAGAAACAATCACAAGACCATACATAGATATCCATGTATTCGTTTGTTGTAAGTGTCCTTGAATAAATTGCTTCGCTTTCTCTAACAAATAAACACAACTCTCTTGTGTGTTTTTGCGCCAATAGGATTCAATCGCCACCAGCAATGGAGCACCAGCATCACTAATTTTTTGCAAGCCGATTCGATATTGCTTTTTACCTGCGGAAGATGTCGTGCAAATTAATTGTGTCAGTTGTTGAGTTTCACCATCAGCCGTATGGATATTCGCCGTTAAAATGATGGAGGTATTCTTTTCACTGTCTGTTTCTGAGGCATAGTGAAGACTAAACTGTAATTCGCTTATCTCTTTTGACATAACATTTACCAATTTATTTAGTTAATAAGGTGCCGACTCACAGCTCTTGTGTGAACGTGATAACGAGGGTGATTGATTCTGTGGTCGGCATATACGAAAAAAGACCGCCTAAGCGATCTTTAAGAAATTTATAACAGATTAAGGTTGAACTTCCTTATCTACTCAGCATCATTTTCTTTAGTTAAACAATAACGCAAATTTTGTCTAATCGCTTCAATTGACCAGATCCAAAAAGCGGTTCCAACAAACTCAGAAATTAATGCTTGATAACCTGCTGTCCAAAGCCAGCCAGACAATCCTAGTAGAGGTACGACTAAACCATGAGCAAAAACAGAAACGCCAATACCAAAACAAATACCGTGTAATAATTTAACCTTTGGCAAGAATTCAGCAATAACACAATATGTCACAGCGATAACTATTGAGAATAATATATGAACACCATTACCGCCCCAATTAATACTATATCCCATCCAATGATAAGTCATAGTATCTATATTTAATCCAAGCTTTTCGAGTAAGACGACTGGCGGGGGTGTCGTTTCAAGTGTTCTCGGGGGAATTAGGTCTTCAAAACCAGATTTAACTAAAGCTGAAAAGATACCCGCTATAATACCAACATATATTGCTATACCAATATGCCTAGAACTTTTTTTCGTTAACTTAAACAAATCAATCATTATATATACTCGCTCTATAAATTGAATATTATGAGTATAGTAGAGATAAGAATACCTGTTTATTATTTTAATTATTAGTTAAACACTGCAGGTTTATTCTTATAGGATAACAATAAATTTCATCTTAAATATAAACAAACAATCAATGAAAACGAAAAACTTCCAACAAATTTTTTAATTAATAATTATAAATATATTTTAAAAAAAAACAAAACCCCGCCGAAGCGAGGTTTGAAATACTTACATTTATAATATTATATAAATATTGCATTTAATTTATAGAAAAAAACGGAGTTTTGCAACTTTTTTAATCAGCTTAAAGCGCTAATTTTGAATAGCGAATCTCTATCTAATTGATAGCAACAATCTAATAAACAAATCCAATACAGTTTATAGCTCTTTCGCCAAGCATCAGCACTGACGCCCAACAATTCAGCGAGCTTAACATCCGTATATTTTTTTGCTGTTTGATTAATTTCTGCTTTTACCGCCTGAATGGCTAGTAAGGTAAGAGATTGAAGTCGTTGCTTAACTTTTTTCGTTATCCTTTTTTTACTATTTAATCGCTGAAACTCATGCCAAATATAGGGAACAATGAGTATTTGCTCACGATAATATTGATAATCACCATAGCAATAGAGTAACCATAAGCGCATTTCGTTAGGCAATTGATGAATACCTCTGCGCCATGATGAAGTGCGATAAGTAACTTCATTAATTAATGGTTTTGATTTTCCTTTGACATGTTTTTGCTTAATTTTGAGTGGATGTGAGGGGAGTCTGTATCGAGACTTTCTTTCACCCGCATAGCGTATTGGGTTTCTTTTAAACCTATCGGTTACAAGTATTGCTTGTTCCTCCATGGCACTTAACGGCCCATTTTCTATAATACAAACATTCATCAACGCTGTACTTACTCGCTCGCGTATCCACTCAATATTCACTATCGCACCTCTTGGATAATTATCTGCCCCCTTTTTCCCCACACTTTTGTTACCCGCCCATCCCATACACGTGAATCATCGTCAAAAATAGCATCAAGTAATGCTTTTTCGAGATTATCTTTATCCGGTTTTTGTTGATGGGGTTTACCGTTCATTTCGGAGCGTTTAGTTTTACTCCAACTCTTCGGCATGGGTAGAATGAATGTAATGTGGTAATGTGATTCAGGTAGGGTGATTTTGTTTAACTTTACTTCGTCCTTAAACGCAAAATACTTTAAAACTGGGGGACGTTTTTTCCATTTATCAGCCTGAGTCATCCTTGGTTTAGGTACTGGTTCGATATTAAAGACCTTCACACGTTCAACTTCCCTTCTTGGATCAATATGGCTTGCGTTCTCAAAACACCTTCTAGGTGACATTGTTTTGCATACTCCATATCCGTAAATCGTGTTCGTCTATCAACTTCATCGTGACATGCACTACAAGCCCAAGCGCCAAATAAGTCATGCGATTTTATTCCGACGCCACAAAGACCTGACATTCTGTAATGGGCTAAAACAACCGTTTCAGAGTTACCATTACAAACTGAAGGTATTCTAATCTGACATTCACGCCCTTTTGCCTCATTGCGTAAATTCATCATGAGCCTCCTGATTACTATTTTTTATCACTTTAAAATAAAAACGATCATGTTATTAACTGAAATAATCATCACTATTTCCTATTCTTCTTGCTTTCTTTTCAAACTCATATATTCAGAATTACGAGGAATGATGATCGGAATTCCCTTCTCAATGCACCATTGTTCATGTTTCTCCATCATGTAAAGCATCCTTGCTTTATCCATCTTGCTGGTTTTTTCACGCTCACCGTTTTCATTGCGTCCTAGCCAATGTCCAACGAAATATTCATGAGTTTCCTCATTAGTGATGGGCTTTGATAAAACAACTTCACCGACACCATTTTTAATATCGATAACAACGCCACGTGCACGTAACCACTCGCCTGTGGTTTCCATCCACATACGCCATGTTTTATTCATGGGTATGGTTCTTAAATCACGCCACTCGGTGATTTTGATGCGATAGCGTTTACCTGTTGTCACGATTTCGGAGAGCACTTTGAAAATACTGTTGAGATTGGATTTATGGAGACAGATATCATCTGTCACTAAACAACCTCTCCATCATTATTTTTTAAATATACAAACACCTAGTTTCATCTCGGAAATTGCTAAATTAAAATCGTTTACCTCCTTTTTTAACTCTATTTTCTCGCTGATGATCTACTCGATGTTTGTTGTATTCGAGTTTCTCTGTAATAGCGCTTTCGATGTCGTAACCGAACTCTTCCGCATAATCCAAAATACGAATAACAGCATCAGCAAGTTCAACTTCTGCCATTTTTCTATGTGGTAAATGGTAATCCATTAGATCTTTACGCTCTCCCTCCATTGCTTCACTAATTTCAGAATGGATCAAGCAAAGTAAGGTTCCTTTTTCCCTTGGGATATCCCACCATCCAGCCTCAATGTTTTGTTGATGAATTTTTTTCTGTAGTTGTTTTATTGTCATATCTAAAATCCCTCTATCGAATTAAAACGATTTTTCACAATATTTTTTGGGTTCTCGTTTCGGTTGAGCGCGATAAGCAGCCATATATTGATCAACCGGTGTAATACTCAATCCTTGTTGATCAACATACACGGTGCCTGTTTTACCGTGTCGATTGAGCCTTAAAATCATCTCGGTCAGCGTTTCATCCGCATTATCGTGGTACACCGCATCACGATAAATGCCTAACCAATAATCACAATCTTGCTCGATTTGTCCTGTGTCTCTTGAATCACTTGGTACGGGGCGTTTATCTGCCCTGTTTTCCAATCCCCGATTCAATTGTACAAGCAACACAACCACCGTATTGAGCTCTTTTGCCAATATCTTTAGCCCCTTAGTGATTTCACCATAGGCAATATCATTACGGTCAGCTTTTCCCGCTTGCATCAGAGTGAGGTAATCGACACCAATAAACCCAATATCACCGACTTTGCGCTTAATTCTCCGACTTTCAGAACGAATGTGTTGTAAGGACATGCCGGGTGTATCATCCACCCAAATATTGGGCTCATCTTTAAGGCGACCGATGGCACTGCAAAGCCTATCCCATTCATGCTCCTCTAACTTTTGGTAAAATTTATCTGAATTAATCTGGGTTTGTTGGGCTAGTGTCCGTTCAACAAGCTGTTTATCTGTCATCTCCATGCTGAACAGCAATACAGGCTTACCTTGTTGTGAAACATTCTTTGCCATTTCAGTGAGAACGGTTGTTTTCCCCATCTTTGGACGAGCACCAATCACGAACAGTGAACCGATGACAATCTGTTTTGGGCTTAATAGGCGGTCAAAATCTTTAAATCCCGTTTTTAATCCTCGATGTTTCTCTGGGTTATCTTGTCGGTCACAAATGTCGGTAAAAACATCATCCAACACATCATCAATTCGGCGCAACCCTGTTTTTTTTCCCATTTTTCCAAACGAAGTGGCTTCATCAAGCAAGCGTTGTGCTTGTTCAATTTTATCCGTAAAACTTAACTCACTTGGCACCATCATGAGTTTTTGAATTTCAACCGTCTTTTCGATAACAAAACGCTGTGCGGAACACTCTCGGATTTTTTTCGCATAAGCCATAATGTTAGCAATACTCGGTGTTTCTCTTGCCATCTCAGCAAGATAGGCAAAACCACCTGATTGATTAATTCGCCCTTTTGACTCCAGATAATCCGTCACCGTCATGATGTCTATTGGCATACGTTGGGTATACATTTCTCGCAGAGTGAGATAGATAATTTGATGGTGTCGGGTATAAAAATCTTCAGGTTTTAGCAGTGAAAAAATTGATTGCGCATTATCACTTTGCGGGTCGAGCAGGAGTCCTCCAATGACATTTTGTTCCGCCATTAAATTATTCGGAACTTGGTTCATCACAGTGCTCCCTCCCTTGTTTTGAGTACCGTTTCTGGTCTGAGTAAATAATCAAAATTCGCTCGCCAACCCCGATTATTTTCGCCGAAATACCAAGCACTCGCTGTTTCCATAAAATAATCAAAATAATTTTTAGCTGATTCGACTGTAGGCTCTTTGAGCTCTTTCAGGAATTTGGATATTGCTCTTTTGCGTTTGTCATTCAGTGATTCGGCATTGGGTAATCTATCCCCTGCCGATTCGTTGAAGGCTTGCATGATTTCCTGATAAGGAATTTTAGTTTGTCGATTAACCGAAATCTGCTTTGCAGGTTTCGAGTCGTCAGACGATAGTTTTTTAAGGTTAATTGACTGGTTAAAAGACTGACTGGTTCTGGGTAAAAATTTTTGACTACCCCCTAGTCCAACCGTTTGACTACCGTGGTCAAATTCTTTGACTACCTCTGGTACAGAATTTTGACTAGGGGGTACTGTATTTTGACTACCGTCATCAAGAGATTTAGCCTCCAAATCCAGAATATATAAATTGGAAGTATGCTCCTTATCTGTTTTTCGCGTAACTTTACGAACAAACCCTTTTTTACATAAACTTTTAATGTGGTTTATCGCACTTTGACGGCTAATTTCGCAATGACGTGCAATAGTCTCATAAGAAGGAAAGCACTCACCTTTATCATTGGCATTATCAGCAAGTTTCAGTAGCACCATTTTTTGTGCTGTACTCCCCACCTGTAATTGCATGGCTTTTGCCATTAGAAGCATACTCATTTTCGCTCTCCTAATAACTTATCCCGATGTGCTTTCCTTAATTTTGCGTCTTTCAATGCTTCCTTTAAACGCTGACAACCCAGTGGGGTTATTTCTTGTAATAACCTATTTTCCATGATGTTTTTATGCTCATCACAGCCATTAAATTCATGATTTATTCTTTGTCTCATGGTATAATTTCTCCATTCCAAAGCTGTATCAAAAAAGGGAAACCGAAATTTCCCTTGAGATAAAAACTGGATATTGATACAGTATATTTGTACGTTAAATGGTGAATTCCATTGAACAACACGCCTCGTTTGTTGTCGCAATCGAGGCGTTTTCTTTTATTTTCATTTGAGAAAGTTCACCCATTTGTTTCCACAAAAATCGATACTCTTCTTCTGAGATTTTTCGTTCTCCTTCCATCACAAAATCAATAATTCCCGATGCGACAAGCGTTTCGCATATTTCAGGATATTTTTCAGTTCGACGTAGGATAGTTGAATCATGAACACCTAACTTTCTAGCCACGGCAGACTGAGTTTTATTTCTCAATGCTTGTAATGCTGAAGCTATTAGGTGGTTAGAGATAAATTGATTGAATTGTTTGCGTGTATTTGCGCATTCCATTGTTTAAAGTCCTTATGAGTTAACTAAGGGACAATAATGATCCGTGACTCATTCCGTATGAGTTGATATTGGGGGAAGAGTTGTCGCTTTATCAGCGACTCCGTAGCAGTCAAGAACCCTGCGGTTGTTAAAGAACGTGGTGAAATCAAGCTACTTTTGGAGGGAAAACGTCGTCTAAAGAACAATTTGCCCCTAATTTTTGTAATGCTTCAACAATAGCTCGGCAGTCATTTAAGCTAGGAGTTCTAATGTTTAACTCATAGTTAGCAATTCGTGACTGCCCCCATCCTATTGATGAAGCTAAAACAGCTTGAGAAATTCCCAGTTTTTTTCGCTGTTCTGCGATATTGTTCATGTGTGTATCCTCCTTGTTTATTCCAATATTACACACAATATGTGATTAACTGTCAACCACAAAACGTTTAAATACATTTATCACGGTTTGTGTTAAAAGGTATACATGAAAAAAGTAAATGAAGTTATTGGCGAAAGGTTAAAATCCATTCGTGAATCAAGAGGGCTAAGTCAAGCTCAATTAGCTAAATTGTGCGGCTACTCTGCTGCGTCCAGAATAGGAAACTATGAGCTTGGAGAGCGCAAGATTAGCGCTGATGATGCGATTGTTATAAGTGAAGCTCTTGGTATATCACCTGCCGAATTAATGTTTGGCAGTCAAAGTGAGCAAGTGATCAAAAATTATGAATACCCTCTATTCACAAAGGTACAGGCCGGCGCTTTCTCAACAGAATTTAACTCATACACCCAGAAAGATGCTGTGTCGTGGATACCTACAGCTAAGAAAGCCGGTGAGCGTGCTTTTTGGTTAGAGGTTGAAGGCCAATCAATGACAGCACCACCAGGAGGTAAGCCAAGTTTTCCCGAAGGAATGCTTATTTTGGTTGATCCTGATGAAGAAGTGGAATTCGGAGATTTCTGTGTCGCTCGTTTGCTAAATGATGAATTCACATTCAAACGATTGATTAGAGAAGGTGGCGTTGAGTATTTAGAGCCATTAAACCCTCGTTTCGACCTGATTCCTATTAATGGGAACTGCACAATCATAGGTAAGGTAATCAAGTCACAATGGCCTGACGACACGTTTTAGGGTAAACAAATATTAATTAAAATGAGAATATGATATGGGTATTCCTCAGAAAAGAGCTATCGAAAAGCTAGGTTTGGTTTTTAATCACATAGATAATCTAACCAAATTAGATCGGTTCACATTTGAGCAAATGTTAAAAGACTCTGAGTATTTAGATGATGAGCCGACAATGTACATGGTTAAAGCCCTTGCGTATGGGGCTTATCAAGATAATCAAAATGCTTTAAAGTACTTCGATATTGCAATGAAATATGGCGATATTAGCGTTGCTAAAAACTATATAACTTATTTGACAAAAACTTTACAATTCAAATTAAGCTACAAGAAATCAATTGAACTTGCTAATAAATATGATAATCAATACCTCACATTTGTGGCAAGGAACATAGCTTATTCCTTTGCCGATATAAAAAATTCCTCACTACTGACAGAAAAACTTGTTAAACTGCACGGGAATGTAAATCTAGATCAATACCCATATCTTGATTTTTCTCAACCATTAACTGAGTTAGAGGTTTTTATGAAGTCTGGCAAAATATCAGAGCCGAATGCTAGATGGATCGTTGAAAAAGCTAATGAAGTTGCAGCCAGTAAAAAAATAAGATGTTTATCTAGCGAATTTTATACAAGTTCAGATAATAACGACTTTGCGGTTATTGTTTCAGTTACGACTTCAGATCCTGATGTACTTTCAGATATGGATATAGAAATAGCATGCGCATTAGCTGAAAATAATGATTTATCAGATAAAAATGTTACAGCATGGTTCCGTAGCGATGAAAGTAAAGAAAACTATGCGGAGCTATTGAAATGAGTGTAACAGCGAAAGATTTTTTGGATTTAGCGAAAAGCAATCTATCAGAAAATAGTAGCGAAATGGAGCATAGAAACTGTATCTCAAGAGCATATTATTCACTATATCATGCAACATGTTCATCACTAATTTACTGTCCACCAACTACCCATCAAGGCGTTATTAATTATTTGTTTAGCCCAGCAGAAAGAAAAAAAGAGCCTTTTGATCAAAAAATATTAATATCTGTTGGTGCTGTTCTTAAGCAACAAATAATAAAAAGACATATGGCTGATTATGAGTTGAATAAACAGGTTTTTAAAAGCGAAGCTGAATCCAGTGTTATGGCAATTGAAAAGACAATAAAAAAACTTGAAGATTAATTACTAATACTAACTATCAAGCCCTCCCCGCGAGGGCTCTTTTGTGCCCTATCCCCGCCAAAGAAGTGATCTGAGTTCCAACCTTATGTGACCAACAACACATTTCGTGTTTATTTATCATTTATTTTATATTTCAAATCATCAGCTTAATTTAAAAACAAACAAATAAACACGTTTTGTGGTTGACTTTAAAATCACAATTTGTGAATATACTATCCATCAACGGAACACAGCACGTTGATGTTCTTTAACAACGATGATGGCGAGTTGTGTATTAGCTATCAGAACGGTGACGCTGATAAAGCGTCAACCTTCTCAGAAGGTTTTAATGAGTGCAGGGTATTCACTCCCACCATAGAGAGATTTGCCCCGACATGGAAACTATCCCATGTATAAACAGAAATAACATGGTTTCGATCCCTGCGCTCACTAAAGCCAACTGTTTGGAGGATATATGGCAACTATTACAGTTAAAAAGTCACGCAAGCCTGAGTTTTTACGTGGAGCATCTGCAAATAGACGTCACGCCAGACGGAAAGCAGAAGCTATTGCAAAAAAGAATATTGAATTGAAATTAGAATCAGTATTCCCTCAGGAGAAAAGACTTACATCAGTAGAAAAAACACTGTCATTAAGTCACATACCAGTTACTAGAAATATTGAACCTAAATTCAAACCATCGGTAGATAACTGTTGCTTACCTAATGTAGCAGTATTTTCAGGAGTTAAAACAAAACAGCCGAGCAGTGAGTTCGGGGTGACGGCAAGATAAAGCCCACGGATGGGCTTGCCATTACATAATGCTTTTAGCTAGATCAGAAAGCAATTTAGTAAAAGAACCGGTATTAGAAATCAAAATGTCAATACATTTTCCGATAACACTCTCAACACCTTTTTCTTTTATATAGCGGATGAGCGTTGTCTTTTCGGCATCAGAAATACTAGCATCATGAATCATAGATTCTAGTTTATTAATAGTGTCTTGATGGATTTTAATAGTCACTGAATTTAGTTCATTGCCAATGGAATCCTCATTTATATAATCAAATCCTTTTGAAGTGAGAGCCATCTTAGGCAGGATATATCCGAATTTACCAGTCCCGCTTAACTGAATTGCACCATCTTTAATTAAACCTTGATCTTGTAAATAATTGATATTATATGCCAGTGTATCCTTACCAATACGTATCTCTAATTCAGTAAGTTGACTATTGCTTATTGGTTTCATTGGATAATTGCGATTATTTAGTGCTATCAAGATATTGCGTTGTATTTCAGATAAAGAAGTCATTCTTATTGCCTCACATTGTAATGGAATTAATGATAATACAATAGAGCAATGCTACATAGGTCTTATTACGATCAATCAAAAATAACTATCTGTTATCATTATTAAATATAGGAGAAAAAGCCATCGGTCAGCAGTAACCCACCACTTAATCATTCATATCGCTATTAATAGTGAGGAATACGCACATAAGGAATTAATTATGGGTGATGTAGGAGGCGATTTTCGCGCATACAAGGAAATGGTAAAAGAGCGGAAATTAGAGCGACTTAAAAATAATACGGAGCAACTAAAGGATATAGATATTCCGTACACCAGAGATTCAAGTGGAACTATTCACTTTCAAACAAAAAAAGGAAAGGTTCTATTTTATCCAACAACAAACAAATATCAGCACAAGCGAAGCGTTAAACGAGGTGGTCTATTTAAGGCTGTTGAGTTAGCAAAACGCCTCGGAATTTAACCTACCGCACCAACACCAGATAACCCCCCTATCGCTCACCTAGCGAGGTAACAATGAAAACTAACTATTACAGCGCTATGCGTGATTGCATGGCGGTGCGTATCACTACGCCTCAAGCACGTAAGAATAAACGTACAAGCCCATGGCTATTCAGTTTAGCCGTGGTCATTGTGACAACCGTTGGCGTAATACCGACATTTGTAAATTGAGGTGATTATGCAAATTTCATACAGCTACTCGAACGGAACTCGGGTAATAGACGGTAAAACAGTCATGGAATTTGACGAAAGTAGCAAGCTTAGTATTGAGACAGGAAGTTTCAGTGAGTTGGCCAAGTTAACGGAGATTGACTCAGTTGAGGCAATGGAATATGTGCTCGATTGTGACGATGAATCGCTTGAACGGACTATCAATGCGATAGGCAAGGAAGCCTTTATTAGCAGGATATTGCGCATTTCTAAGCTAAGGAGGGCTGCGTGACTCAGCATCAACAATGGCTAGAAGAATTACGCAGGAAGCGTAAAGAATCGCAGGAACGCGAACACGATGAATTTATGTATCAAACGGAAGTGTTAGGACGACAAGGATTGTCTATGCCTCTCAAGGACTTTTCAGGAGATTTTCAATGAACGTTTCTAACTCATACCCTACCGATAAATACCCCCAATTAACATCACCGTCATTAGCAAAAAACAGAGAGGAAGCTCTGGCTCAAGCTATTGCAATGATTGAGGGGTGTTTGCCAAATACGAGTGCGCCAGACAGGGAAAAACGATTAGCAATGGAACTGCTACACATGAACTTGGACGCATCGAAAAATCACCCTCCTCTACCTGCTCATATTCAGGCATTACGTGATGCGGAAAGGAATTCTGCACCGAGTAATAAGTTTGAAGTCGATTACTACGGAAGCGATCGCCGTCAGGGTCAATATTTAGGGGATTAATATGACTGCTGTATACAAAGCTATTAGTAATGTTGCTAGAGAAATGGCTGAAACGGGCATTAAAAAAGGAAGTGTAAACCAACAACAAGGATTTATGTTCAGAGGAATCGATGCAGTATATAACGCCCTTGCCCCTGCTCTAGTTAAACATGGATTACTTATTCTTCCACGGATCATTGAACGTACCGTCACGGAAAGACAAACACAAAGAGGTAGCTTGTTATTCTATGTCGTAGTGAAAGCTGAGTTTGAATTTGTTTCTGTTGAAGACGGAAGCAAACACACGGTTGTGACTTATGGTGAAGCAATGGATAGCGGAGACAAAGCCACAAATAAAGCCATGTCTATTGCATATAAATACGCAGCTTTCCAAACATTTTGTATACCAACCGAAGAAACGGCAATCGATGCTGATGCAGAAGTCCACAATGTAGCACCGAGAACACCAGATCAAATATTGAAAGATTTTACTAATTCAGCAATGGCTATTACAGATCTCAATATTTTGAAAAAAGAATTTGGTGAAACATGGAAGTTACTCAGGAAAACGCCTGAACAATCAAAAGCAAAGGAAGTATATAACATCAGAAAATCAGAATTGGAGGCGATGTAATGGCAAGTAAAGGTGTAAACAAAGTCTTATTGATAGGACATCTAGGTCAAGATCCTGAAATGCGTTACCTCCCAAATGGCGATGCAGTTACTAATATTACATTAGCCACCAGCGATTCATGGAAAGATAAACAATCAGGTGAAACCAAGGAACGTGTCGAATGGCATAGAGTTGTGATATTTGGAAAGCTCGCCGAAATTGCTGGCGAATATCTGCGTAAAGGTTCACAAGTCTATATCGAAGGTCAATTACAAACACGTAAATGGCAAGATCAAAATGGACAAGACAGATACAGCACGGAAGTTGTAGTGAATATTAATGGCTCAATGCAAATTTTAGGTAACAACAATCAGGCTGGTAGCCAGAAATCACAACCATCACCTCATCAACACGGATGGAGCCTTCAACAATCTCCTAAGCGTAATGAACCTCCAATGGATTTTGATGATGATATTCCTTTTGCGCCGATTGGGCTTATGTATCCACGACATTTGATTAATATAATTTAGGAAATGTTATGTGACAGTGGATTAGTCATATGATTGTGAGTACTATATTATATTTACACTAGGTATATGCAATGATTGAAATCTCATCAAAAGTTAAAAACTTTATTTTTTGGATATCATTAACTTCAGTATCTTTAATTGTATTTGGTATTTTCATTATCGATATCTTTGTCACCGATGCTAAAGGAAAAGACAAACTGAGCATTATCTTCTCCTATCTATCTACCGTATTTGCATTTTTATCTGCATTAGCTTTATTTGCGACTATTGTTGTTTACTTTTGGCAAAAAAATGACTCATTAAAAATGCAAAAAGAAAGAGATGATATAGTAAAGAGGAGCCTGAGTGCTGCATTAAATAGTCATGAAACAACTATACTTAATATAATGGATTTCGCAATTGATGACTTTGAAACAAAATATAAAAAAATCATGATCGAGCAAGGTAAGCATATTTCATGCGCTTTTATAGCTTTAGATTGTACTGACGAGTTAATACAATACCAACCAGTGCATATTGAGCATGGAGGATTTATTAACGAATCGATGCGCGAAAGGCATTCATGTTCATCATCTACCGCTCAACTTGTTGAAGAAATAAATTATTTTACTGAAGGGCTCACGAAATTTATAAAAAATGTGGTAATAGATAAACTCTCAAACGATAAATTCCCAATTAGGATGAAATTAATAATAATAAAAGATTTCAGTAATAAGAAAGGAAAATACTTTTTGAATGAAATAAATAAATTAAAAAAAAGAATTTAAACCTGCACTAGCAGGTTTTTACACCTAATCTTTAGAGGATACAATGAAGCCAATACTTGATATGTGTTGTGGCTCTCGCTTGTTTTATTTTGATAAACAAGACGACCGAGTTTTATTTAATGATATTAGAGCTGAAGAACATATTTTATGTGATGGAAGAATTTTAAATATAACACCAGATATTATTTCTGATTTTAAAAATCTTCCTTTCCAAAATAATTCATTTTATTAAGTGCTATTTGACTCTCCTCATTTAATGAGAGTTGGTAAAAATAGTTGGATGTTTAAAAAATACGGTTCGTTAAATAAAGACTCATAGAGAGAAGATTTAAGTAAAGGGTTTAGTGAAGCATTTAGAGTGCTTAGGCCTGGAAGAACATTGCTGTTCAAATGGAATGAAACCCAAATACCTGTTAAACAAATTTTAACACTAACAGGCCAAAAACCAACAGCAGTACAGCGTGTAGGGAAAAATGATAAGACGCACTGGATCTCTTTTCTTAAGGAGGTTAAATGAAAAAATACGACCTTATCTATTGTGATCCTCCGTGGGATTACAAAAATAAAGTTTCAAACGGTACTGCTAAAAATCATTATCCAACAACCTCCCTCTTCAATTTAACCCATATCTCTATTCATTCTATTGCATCTGATAACGCAGTTCTTGCCATGTGGTATACAGGCAATTTTGTACTCGAGGCTATCAGGTTAGCTGAAGCTTGGGATTTTAAAGTTAAAAATATGTTTGGGTTCGCATGGGTTAAATTAAATAAAAATGCAGAAGATAGAATAAATAAAAAACAGCCAAAGGACTTTTTCGATTTCATGGAAATATTAAATAATGAGACGAAAATTAATTGTGGTAATTATATTCGTCAAAATATCGAAATGTGTTTAATAGCCACAAGAGGAAATGGATTACCTCGTCAATCTGCAAGTGTTCGACAAGTTATTTATTTGTGCTTAGATGAACACAGCTAAAAGCTCAAAGAGGTACATCATCGTTTAGAAGAATTATACGGAGATGTTCCTCGCATCGAATTATTTGCTCGAGAGAAATACGGTGATAGGGATGTATATGGCGACCAAGCGGAAGAAAGTATTCAATTAATATAAAAGGAATAAAAAAAGTAAATAGGAGAAACAATAAATGAAGCGGATAACATTATCAGAATGGAATAATAAATATTTCGCCAAACCTAGAAGTCCACGGCAATTATCTCGCTATATAAAGGAAGGTAGGTTATACCCTGCTCCAGAAAAGGTTGGTAGAGAATATGAGTTAGAGCCGTGGACAATTCTAACAAATGACAAAATGGTAAGGGAACCGCAATATTTAATGGAGAAAATTAATGGGCAGAAGCAGAAGTGCAAAGAACAAGGGGCTACCGCCTAACTTGTATTTGCGTAAAGGGATTTACTATTACAGGGATGTAAGAACTAAAAAGGAATTTTCTGTTGGCTCAAACAAATCATTGGCAATAACCGAAGCCATACAAGCCAATTTAGCTATTTATAAACCTAAAGAGCCATTAGTTGACAGAATTAATAATGTTCACTGTGTAACATTGCATGAGTGGCTTGATACTTATAGGGGGAAGGTAAACAGCCGGGGGTTAAAAGAGAAGACGCTCTACGATTACGAATCAAGAATAAAGTTAATCAAATTACACTTTAATGACTGTCCAATTGAGAATGTAACACCAAGAGATGTAGCCACATTTATTTCAGAGTACCCTAAAAAGGCAATGGCAAAATTACTAAGGTCCACTATGCTAGATGCTTTTAATGAAGCCATTGCGGATGGTGTGATAAAGGAAAATCCCGTTTCCGTGACAAAGCCGCCAAAAACAAGCGTTCAGCGCTCAAGGTTATCGCTAGAAGAGTTTAAATACGCCTTGGAGCACACAAATGACAAATATAGGCATATGTTTCTACTAGCGGTCCTTACAGCTCAGCGCATTAGCGATATTATCAATATGAAGTGGGATGATATAAAAAATGATAGGCTGTATGTCACCCAAATAAAAACAGGTTCTAAAGTAGCAATACCACTCTCATTAAGACTTGAGTCTATTGGTTATTCTATTAAAGATGTTTTAAATCTCATGAATAGGAACTCAGATAAAATCTGTGGCAATACCACAGCAAAAACATTAAGAGGTAAGTTTATCGAAGCCCTACCTGAGTATTTGGAAAATAAACCAACATTTCATGAAATTAGAAGTTTATCTGCAAGATTATATGAAGAAGAAAAAAGTGCTGAGTTTGCAAAGAAAATACTTGGCCACAAATCTATGAGAATGACAGATAAATACCTTGATGATAGAGGTAATGGCTACGTTGAATTGTGA